ATTCGCTGAATTATGGCAAACGACCTGAAAGAACTTATCGAGGCGTTCGTGGCCGAACGCGACAAACTGCGCGCTGAGTTGGATGCAGTGCGTAGGACGCTGGACAACTACGTCGGTGAGCACCCGTCCGACGATTGGCAGAAGGAGTGCAGCTGGGAGTTTGCGTGTGCCACGGAGTGGAACAAGGTCGCGACTGCGTTCTACACGGCGGTCAAGTCTGGGAACTTGGCTGGGCTGAACCAAGCGTGCGGCGAGTACCAGCGCGCGCAGGCGCTCCACGACCTGTGCTTGTCCACTTTCCGAAGGCGCCAAGAGGACCAGCGACGGGCTGACGCGAAAGCCCGCGGCGTGGCCAAGCCATGACCTTTGCCGACCTCATCGCCCAGGAGCCTGAGCACCCGCTGTTGCCTCTGCCCACGGAGGCGCAGCTGGACGGGCTCATCCGCAAACTTGGCCCGGACGGAGCGCTGCAGCGGTGGCAGTCGATGTGCGGCTACAGGCGGGACCTGCTCGCGAAGGCGGAGGTGGACCCTGTTCGCTTCGCGCCGCGGCCGGCCTTCTGGCGCGCCGCGCGCCGCCTCGCGGCGGATCCTGAGCTCAAGCTCCTGGTGCTGCTCGGGGGCAACCGGTCCACGAAGTCCTTCTTCAGCGCCTACCTGCTCATGGAGACGGCGCTGGGCATCACGGCGCAGGAGCGCGTGCGCAGCGAGGGCGTGACGTTCCTCGTGACATCCGAGACCGAGGACTCCAGCAAGGACACGGCGCAGAAGATCATCTGGGCGCTGCTGCCAAACGCGCTCAAGGCGCTCAACGGAAAGCGCGATCACACGCACTTCGTCCACTACAGCCTCAAGAATGGGTTCACCGACAACGTGCTGGTGCTGCCGAGCGGTGTCCGCATCCAGTTCGCGACGTACAACCAGGATCCAGGCGCGTGGGAAGGGCGAGAGCTCGGATTGAAGCACCGGCGGACGATCGCGTGGTGGGCCGACGAGAATCTTCCACTGCCGTGGTTCCTGATGTTCCAACGCCGTGGCCGGTACCGTCCCGGCTTCGGCGTCTGGTCGTTCACGCCGATCAACGGGATCACCAACACGATCAAGGAAGCGGTGGGCACCGGCCTGGTGCGCATCACGCGGACCGCGAAGCTGCTACCACCGCAGCAGGTGCTTGTTCCCGGCCTCAAGCCCGGGCGGGTGCCGTTCGTGCAAGACGGCGCCGACGGCGCCACCAAGGTGTGCTACTTCCATTCGGACCTGACCCCGTTCGGATCCGGTGGAACTCCCTACTCCAAGCTCGTGGCCGAGCAGGTCGAGGGCAAGACCAAGGCCTACATCCTCGCCGTGTATTACGGATTCACCCAGGACGTCTCCGGGCGGGCGTTCCCGAAATACTCGCGGCAGACCCACATGGTGCCGCGCTCGGCGCTTCCCTACCGCGGCACCAACTACCTCATCATCGACCCCGCCGGCGGCCGCTCGTGGTTCATGCTCTGGGTGCGCGTCGCCCCCGGGAACCCCCGCAAGCTCTGGTTTTACCGGGATTGGCCGGACCGGCGGCGGCACGGCGAGTGGGCGGTGCCGACCTCGCGGCAACTCACCGCGGACTCCCGGCGGGGACGCGACGGCGACACCGGGCCGGCACAGCGCAATCCCGGCTGGGGCGTGGGCCGCTACAAGCAGGAGATCCTCAAGGAGGAGACCATCGAGATGAAGCTGGGCAAGGACGGTCTCTGGGTGGATCCGGACCCGTACCGACGGGCGCGCCTCAACGATGCGATGCGCGGGGCCGGCGAGAAGCCCGTGTCCAGCGTCGTGGCGCCCGACGGTTCGGAGCGCGCGGTGTGGACCGAGGACCAGGTGGCGGCGGTTCGCGCGAAGCTCAAGTCGCCGGTCCGTGAGGAAATCTACATGCGCTTCATCGACCCGCGCGCCGCCGGCCAGCCGCAGGCCGCGGAGAAGGGCGGCGTGACGCTGCTGACCCTGTTCGACGAGCAGCAGAAGGCCGCCGACGGGACGGTGATCGCGGAGCCGATGCCACTGGTCCAGGCGTACTCCGGACGGGACGTGGACGAGGGCATCCGGGCGATGAACGACCTGCTGGACTTCGATGAGGAGCGACCGATCGTGCCGGCCCTGAACGAGCCGAGGCTGCGCGTTGTGGACGTCTGCGAGCAGCTGGATTGGGCGCTCAACAACTACACCGGCGAAGGTGGTGAGTCGGACGGCGGCAAGGATCCCGCGGACGCGATGCGCTACGCGGCGCTCACCGATGACATTCAGCACGTGGAACCCGGCCTGGGACGGATCCGCAAAGGATGGAGCTACTGATGGACCTGAAAGCGTTGCCCGAGTTGCTGACCCGCTCGAAGTTCTGCGAATTGACCGGGATTCCGGCCCGGACCGTGGACTGGCTGAGGGCCACCGGGCGCCTGCGGGCGTGGCGGATTCCGGGGGGCAGCCGCCACCTCTACCCGAAATCGGAGGTTGCGCGCCTCCTCGAGTCGGGGTATGCGACCCATGCGCAATCGCCGAGCGCCGTGCCGCCAGCACCTGCGTCAGTGCATGCACATGCAAGCACCTGACGCGCTAAGCGCGATCCCGCTTTCACCGAACGAGCCCCGGGTCGGGGACCTCATTGCCGAGTTCCAACGCTGCGGACCCGTCGTGGGTCCGTGGAACCGTGCCCAGGACAACGAGCGCACCCGCTTCGCCCTCTGGGACAACCAGACCCCCGACGGAAAGAAGAACTCCGTCGGCGACTTCGAGGCGAAGCCGTGGGATGGAGCGTCGGACCTGCGCGTATTCCTCGCCGACGACATCATCAACGAGGACGTGGCCACCCTGACGACCGCGTTCTGGCGCGCCCTGGTGCGCGTGGAGGGTGTAGAGCCGGACGATGCCGGCGCGGCCGCCGTGCTGACGCGCATGCTGACGTGGCTCTGCAAGACGAAGCTCTACACGTCGTTGGTGCGTGAGGTGGAGCTCTCCGCGCAGTACCGCCAGACGTACGGATGGGCCGCGGTGCACGTGACGTGGCGGCGCGAGATAGCGATGCGCAACGAGTGCCTCAAGCTCGAGGACTTCACCCGCGTGATGCCCGGGCTGGCGGCTGCCATCATGGACCCGGAGCGCGACGACGAGACGATCGCCATGCTCCAGTCCGTGTACGACCAGGTCGCGGACTTGAAGGCGCGCGAAATCGGGATCGAGGACGCTCCGGACCTGAAACGCGCGACGCTCAAGAAGGCGCTCGGCGAGCTTCGGGAATGCGGCATGACTCACCTGCCGGTTCCCTACATCGCCCGGAACGAGCCCGAAATCTTCACCCTTCGACCCTGGCAGGACATCTTCGTGCCCGACGAGATCGGCGACCTGCAGCGCGGGCGGTGTTACGTGCGCAACTGGTTTCGCGAGGAGGAGCTGCGCGCCAAGATCCGGACCGATGGATGGGATGAGGACTGGGTGGATCAAGCGGTCAAGACCCGCGGGCAGCTGAGTGTCTGGACGCGGCCGGGTGCCTTGCTCGACGGTTCGCAGTGGTCGGTCATCACGAACTCGCTGAGCCCCTGGATCGAAGTGGTGACCTGTTACTCGCGCCGCGTAGACGAGGACGGAGTGCCGGCGATTTACTGCACGGTGTTCAGCCCGCACGTCAGCAAGACGATCGACGCGAAGGCGGACCTGGTGGCCACCCACGGCATCCTCGACTACCAGCACGGCGAGGTGCCTGTTCCCGCGTCACCCCGGGAGTGGTGGTGCCGTTCGATCACGGCGGCCCGCGGCATCCCAGAGATGGCGGCGCCCGAGCAGCGGGTGAGCAAGGTGATGCAGGACTCGCTCATCGACCGCACGAGCCTGACGACGCTGCCGCCGAAGCTCATCCCCGAGCGCCTCATGGACGAGGACTACGAGTTCGGACCGGCGTCGTCGGTGCCCATGCGCCGCGGCGAGGAACCGAAGTTCATGCAGGTCCCGCCCAACGACGGCGTGGCGCAGGCGGTGCTCACGTGGGCCTCGGCGCAGGTGGACCAGCGTTTCGCGCGCCTGTCCCCGACGGTGTCGCCGGCGCGCGTGCAGACCCGCCAGCAGCACATGGTCGCAGGGTTCCTGGCGATGTGGACGACGGCGTTCAAGCAAGTGCTGGCGCTCTGCCTCCAGTACATGGCGCCAAGTGAGTTCGAGCGCATCACGAAGGTGCCCAAGCCCAAGATGGCCCCGGACGAGATCGCGAACCTGTACGACTTCATCCTGCAGGTGGACGTGCGCGAGCTCGACGTGGACTACTCACTCAAGCAGCTCGAGGCGGTCAGCAAGTTCGTGCTGCCCGAGGACGCGGCGGGTGTCATCGACCGGTCGAAACTCATCCGGGAGAAGCTCAACGCGATCAACCCTCTGCTCGGCCAGAAGCTGGTGTCCGATGTGGCCGGCGCGCAACAGAAGCTCTTTCAGGACGTGTCCACCCAGATCGCGAGCATGTTCCTCGGCAACCCGCCGCAGCTCGTGGAGAACGACCCGACCGCTCCGATCCAGCTGCAGTTCGCCGCGCAGATCGTGCAGTCCAATCCCAACTACCAGCAGGCGCTGATGGCCAAGGAAAGCCGGTTCTCGGCCCTGATGGAGAACTGGACCAAGAACCGGATGCAGTCCCAGGTCCAGCAACAGAACAAGACGGTCGGCCGCCTCGGTGTCGCCCCGGTCCAAGGATAGCCCATGTCACTCGAACCCGAGCTCAAGAAGCAGCTGGAAGGTATCCAGAACTCGCCGGCGTCATCGGCGCTGCGCGCCTTGGTGTACTCCCACCGGAAGGAATGGAGTGCCCAGCTGCTCGGCCACCCGGACAGCGTCACCGACCGGTCCCGCGAGTACGCCGCGGGCGCCGCCGCCGCCCTGGAACAGCTCTACGACGAACTCGCCAAGCTCATGGCCTGGCGTAAATCCCCGCCCACATCCCCGCCTGAACGCGGTTCGTTTGCGCAAGAAGCGCAACACGCGCAACCGCCCCCGCAGCGCTCTTGATTCGGTACCGAGTTGGCCGGATATGGGCCTCGCACAAGAGGCGCAGGTCTGGCGGCCGGCCTCGGCGAATCGGAGGGCCCGGCGAGTGCCGGTGCCCTCCACTCGCAACCTCCGCCTGATGCAGTTGGAGCTTGGCATCCTATGGCCATGGAAAGAGGCGGCAGCGCGGACGCCGCCACGTTGGATCGGTCCGCGGGTTCCGGCACGAGCGACGGCAGTGGGATGGGCGAGGACATCCTCCTGAGCGCGCTTGGAGCCGACGAAGAAACCTCGAGCGCAGGCAATACGGCCGAGGGTTCGGTGGCGGATGCCGCCGGTGAAGCCCAAGGCGAAACCGATCTTTCCCAGCACAGCGAGTCAGACGAACAGGGTTCCGATTCGGGCGACGAACAGGGCAAGCCCCGGCGCGACCGGATCCAGGAGCGGATCGACAAGCTGACCAGCCGGTTCAAGTCGGCGGAGGAGCGGGCGGAGAAGGCGGAGGCGGAGCTGCAGAAGCTTCGCGGCGGAACGTCCCAGGCGCGCGGGTTCGACCCCGTCGAGGATGACCCGGCCATCTCCGAGCTCGCCACCAAGGCGCAGGCGGCGCAGCGCGAGGCGGACAACGCCCGGCAGCTCCGGCGCCAGCTCAAGACCGACCCCGACCGCGTTCTGGCGTTCCTGAAGTCCAAGGGCCGCGAGTTTGCCGACGAGAGCGAGGCCGCCGACTTCCTCGAGGATTACGAGGAGCGGCAGCGCGACCTCCGCGGCGAGATCCGCGGCGACCTGGCGCAGAAGCGCGAGCAGCTGGCCGGCACGGTCCGCGCGCAGCAGCAGGCCTGGAACTCGGCGGTGGATGCACGGATGCCGTGGCTGAGCGACGCGGAGGACCCGCGGCACAGCTACATGCAGAAGGCGCAGAGCGCCTACCCGTGGATCGCCAAACTGCCGGCGGGTCGCGCGGCCTTGGCCTTCCTGGCCGACCTGGTCCACGAGGCGAACACGCGCAAGACCACGGGCAAGCCCGGAGCGCAGCAGCCGCAGCAGCGGCAGGCTCCGCAAGGCCAGAACCGCCCGACGGTGCGGCCGGCCTCGGCCGGAACGGGCGGCCCGGTGGGCCGGCCCGACTCGAGCGATCGCTCGGGGCGCCGCGCGGAGTTTGAGCGGCGCCTGAATCAGAACCCTGACGACGACGACGCAATGGCTGGGCTCCTGGAGGACGGGCTTCCGTAATCCGGGATTCTGAGGAGACAGCAATGGCAACAGGACTTTTGGTGGATCAGATCCTCGGTAGTCAGCGGTCGATCCTCGACCGTGTGATTATCCGGAACGCCAAGAAAACGCCTTTTACGGCGATGATTGGCAAGGGCCCGAGCGTGGACAACCTGCTCTACGAGTGGCCCCTCGACATCTACGACGACGCGAAGGACAACGCGGTCCCGGAAGGCAAGGACGTGGATGCCTTCGCGAACCAGGCGTCCAACTACACCGTGGTCGCGAACCGCGTGCAGTGGCTGCGGCGCCCGTGGTTCGTCGGCAAGCTCGCGCAGAACGTCCAGAACCAGGCGGGCGTCCCCGACAAGCGCGCGTACCAGATCAAGAAGGCCCTCGACCACCTGATGCAGGACATCGAGGCGTGCCTCTGCTCCGACAACGAGGTGGTGGTCGGCTCCGGCCTCGCGGCCAACAAGCTGCGCGCCGTGGGCACCTGGATCAGCTCGTCGATCACGACCAGCGGTTACGCCGTGGACTCGAACTTCCTTCCGAATTCGAACCAGCTGTTCTCGGCGGCCCTGTCCGGCCTGACGGACGACTCGCTCAACACGCTGATGCGGGAGACGTGGCTGCGCGGCGGTCAGCCGGTGGACTCGAGCTACAAGCTGCTGTGCGGCGGCACCCTTCGCAGCACAATCAGCGGCCTCAACAACATCGCCCGCTCGACCAACTACTACGCGCCGATCCGCACCTACACGATCGACGCGAAGAACAAGGTCATCATGGCGACGGTGGACACCTTCCAGGGTGACTTCGGCGTCATCGACGTCCTGCCCACCCACTGGAACGCCCACGCGAACGTCGGCGGCAGCGCGGCGGCCAACCTCCGGCGCGGCTACGGCCTCAACCCCGAGAAGTGGGACATCGTCTGGAAGCAGATGCCCAAGGCGCTCGACCTGCCCGACCAGGGCGGCGGTCCCCGCGGCGCGGTGGACGCGATCATCGGCCTCCGGTGCCACGACCCGGCCGCGAACTTCGCCATCAAGAGCACCAGCTAACCGGCGAGCGACCACGAACCTGAAACCAACGGGACCAGGAGAACCACACCATGACAGTCTATCCTCTGCCCTACCTCGAGGCCGCGAAGGGTCCGACGCACAAGATCGTCGTCACCTACGCCAACCTGAACGACACCGCCGGGCTCACCAAGACGCTCAACGTCCAGTTCAACGGCGGGAATTTCCCCGTCAAGACGCAGTTCGAATGCACGCACATCGACGTCGTCACGGCGTTCGGCGGCGGCACGGTCGCAACCCTGACCTTGCAGCTCGGCGACGCCGGCAGCGCTGCCCGCTACTGGACCGCCGCCAGCAAGGACCTGCTGAGCACCGGTTGCGTGAGCGCCGCGCGCAGCATCACCACCCAGCCCTTCGCGCTGACCACCGCCGGCACCCTGCAGGCGCTGTTCACTTCGACGGTTGGCAACCTCAACGCCCTGACGGCCGGTGAGATTCACATCTACGTCAAGATCGTGAACCTCAACGAATACGTGAGCGTTCCGTAGTTCTTCCGCGAACGACACCCCGTACCTCCCACACGCGCCCCGGGGTCCGAATCGGATCCCCACCCGTCGGATCCCGGGGCTTTCACCATGCGAATTGGCGCCAACTTCGAAATGCTCTTGCAGGCCATCCCGCCGGAGTTGCTCGCCCAGGTGCATGAGCTCTACCGGCAGGAGGCGGCCATGGACGGCGCCGCCTGCGAGGTTGAGCGGGCCGAAATCGGTCGCATCAACCACGACACGTCGGTGGTCCACGAGGGGGTTGGCGCGCTGACCACTCGACTGCACGCCACCGACTATTGGGCGCAGCAGGTCATCCACCGGGCCCCGGACGACCCGGACTTGTGGCGCTGGTTCAAAAAGACCCCCGAGGGGCAGTACGCGCGCGTCGTTCAAGCCAAACCCGCGCGCATCGTCGTTCCCGCCTGGCGCGAAGGACTCTGGTCCACAGTGGCCGGAGCCGTAGCGCAACCCGCATCCCCATGAAACTCGCTCTCCGCATCCTCGTGCTCTGGTTCGCCATCGCCTCCACGGCCATGGCGCAGACCGTCGCCAAACAGCTTGGCGACATCACCAACGGCATCCCGGCGGCCACCGGCGCCGTGCCATTCACGAACACGCCTCCGGCGACTCACTTCTTCTCCTGCGAGAACTGGAAGGAGATCGGGTTCGGGTTCAATTTCAAGCTGGCCGGCGCGGGGAACAGCAACGTCGTTCTGTACCTGGACAAGTCCATGGACAAGACGAACTACTTCAGCTTCGACGTCATCACCGTCCCGGGAAACGGCACGACGTTCACCGGCTGGGCGACCAACTACAACACGGGCGGCATCCCGTTCTTCCGGGTGCGACAGGTCGTGAACCAGAACACGGTGGTGCTCACGAACCTGTCCGTCTGGCTCGGCACGAAGCGCGGGTTCTGAGCCATGCCCACCCAGGCCTACTTCGTAGCGAACGGGGTCGGCGACTGGTACGACTGCCTCGCCGCCACCGTCCCCGGGGAGAGCCCGGCCACCAACCCGGAGTTGTGGCGCAAGCTTGAGATCCCCGTCTGGTTTGAGCCCTACCTGATTTCCCGAGCCCTCTCCCTCGTGCTCACCGACGACGGTCAGAACGACAAGGCCCGCGGCGAAATGCAGATCGCCGAGGCCATGCTCGCCGAAATCGTGTTCCGCGAGCGCGTCGAGCGCGGCCGGTTGGCTCGACCCAGGGTGTTCTCCCGATGAGGACCATCGCCTACAGCACCATCCTCGAGGCCGTGGCCCGCCGCATGGGCTGGGATCCGGACCTGCTGGACAAGGGCCAGTTCGGTTCGATCCGGCAGGCGGTTTCGCAGGCGCTTGGCGAGGCCTGGTACGCGGCGTGGTGGCGGGACCTGATGCGCATCGAGCAGCGCAAGTTCCGCGCGACCTACTCCGCGTCCACCGCCTACGTGCTGGGCGACGAGGTGTGGGACCCGGCAACCGACTCTTACAAGCAGGCCCTGCGCGCCACGACGGGGAATGCCCCGTCCACCGCTGGATCCGACGGGTCGTACTCCACGAACCTGGCCTATTGGGCGGACGTCGTCCGGGAACCTTCCGGGACCGATTACTCGGCGACGGCGTCGTACGCGCCTGGGGACATCGTGCGGTTCCCCGACGATGCGCAGTTCTACCAGTGCCACACGGCCACCACCGGGCACGCCCCGACCAGCACCGCTTATTGGGGGCTCCTCAGCGCTTTCCGCCCGTACGTCGCGTGGGACCAGGCCGGCGCCAACCGGATCGGCCGTTGTCGGAAGGTGATGAAGAACGACCCGCGGGCGGCCGTGGGCGAGCGCCGCATCATCTGGAACCCGTCGGATGAAGGCGTGGAGGTGTTCACGCTGGACGTGCCGAGGCCGTGGATCCAGTTCGTGCAGCCGGCGCCCAAGTTCATCGGGGACTACTACGACTCCAGCATCTCCTACACGCCTGAAACCGTGTACGGCGCGCCGAGCACGCCCAGCGTCTCCAGCGACTTCATCTACTTCGTCACCATCGCCGAAGCCCAAGCCGCGACCATCTCGGCCCGCGTCGTGGAGGTGCGCTACAACGCCAACTCCGAGTCCGCGACCTTCGTCCGGGACCCGGCGTACACCGGTCCGGCGGACGGCGTCGCGGGATTCACGGACGCCTCCGGAACCAAGTTTGCCCTCATGCGATGAAACGCCTGCTCCCCATTCTGCTCCTGTTCCTGGCGTTCACCGCGCGTGCCGCCACCCCGATTACCCAGCTGCCGAGCCTCAATGCCCTCCTCCAGCGGGTTGGCACGGTGGATGCGAGTGGGAAGGGCGAGACGGTCGGGGTGCTCGACGGCTGGAACACGAACGATTGGGGGGGCGAGCAGCGGTTCACCTACAACCCGACGTCCACGGCTGAGACCAACCTGCTGACCGGCGGCGTCGTGTTCCGGGCGGCCAACGGCGGGCGGTGGATTTCGGAACTTGCAACGGCCCGCGAGCAGGATCTGCGGCGGTGGGGTGGGTATCCCAACACGTCGGACGTCTCAGCATCGTTGGCGGCGGCCAACGCCTACTGCACGACGAACGGATTCCGGCTGGTGGTGCCGGCCGGCTCCTACACGAATGCCTCCACGGTCAACATCACCTGCGACTTCGAAATGGATTCGAGCGCCACCTTCTGGTCGCTCAACCCGGACATCAACGGCATCGTGCTCGGTGCGAACGACGCGTTTGGTCCGACCAACGTCGTGATCGGCAAGCGGATGATCGTCAACACGGTGCGGATCCCGACAACCCTTCGGTCGCATGCGACAAACGTCGGCAACGCCATCGTCCTGGCCGGCTTGGACTCGTGCGAGATCACGATGCGCCAGTCGGACAGCTACACCTATGGCGTGCGCGTCGCGCCGACCAACGGCTACTACTGCGCCCTCAACCGGATCAACCTGCCCAAGACGTCCAACCACCGGAAGGGCCTGGTGTTCTCGCCGGGCAACTACCCCTGCTTCATCACCCAGAACACCTTCTTCAACGGCGAGTTTTACTCCCCGCGCTCGAGGGTTCCGGCGAGCCTGCAGGGCTACTACACCTTGACCAACCTGGTGACCGGTGGCACGACGAACTACCTCTGCGGAACAAACTACATCGGCATCGAGATCGACGGCGCGGCCGACAACTGGACCGACTCCAACAACAACATCTTCATCGGCACCTCGGTGGAGGGTGGGGCGTGGATCTACGACATGCAGATCCGCGGCCGCAACAACTTGTTCATCGGTTGCCGGTTCGAGGAAGGGACTGGCTTCTCGCCAAGGTTCCGCTTCTGGTCCGATGGTACCGAGGCGGCTCCCACGCAGTACAACGAGCTCGTCCGCGGGTTCTTCTCACAGCACGCGGAGCCCATCGTGCGATACGACGGCACCGCGGTGCCGGGCAACTTCGGTCACGAGGCGTGGACAATCATCGCCGGCAACACGCCGATCCCGGCCTTGTCGCCCCTGTTCAGCTACAACCGGCCGGCGCTGAGCGTGTATAACGCCAGCGGAGGGCCCGCGCTGGGCGTGTACGAGTACGGCGCGAACCCCCACCAGAACCCGGAGGAATTCTCGTTTGGCTTCAAGTCCGGCAAGATGATCGCCCGGAGCTTCGGCGAGACCGAACCGCGCATCGCGATGACCACCAACGGCTGGCTGGCCTTGCGCCAACCGACCGCCACCGACATGGCGCTGACGGTGCACCCCGGAGCTTCCACGCCCAGCATCGGCAATTGGGCTGTCGGCCTTGACGCGACCTCGATCTACCTCAAGCGGACGAACGACCCGAACCCGCGGATCTACCTTCGCGGCGCCGACGGCCTCCTGGGATGGACGGACGGGACCAACCCGACCGACAACACCATTTCCAGGACCGGTTCCGGTAGCCTCACGGTGAACCTGGGACCGGGTTCGGCGGTGCCAGGGCTGGCTACGTTCAACGCGGCCAATGTGGACACGGGCGACAGCGGTGCGTTCTTCGGGGCGCAGGCCTGGGGCGCCGAAGGCCTGTTTGGGCAGTACAGCGCGAATCATTCGGCGACGCTGCTCAAGGGGCGGACGGTGGCGCGAACGGCCAACAGCAGCGACACCGGCGTGCTGGTGTGGACCCCCTACAAGGACCAGGACATCAACTTCGCCACGACCGACGGTGGCGGGAATACGGTGTACTCGCTGACGGTCAACACGAACGGCATCTGGACGCCGCGATCGGTCATCGTCTGGACCACCAACCTGCTCGACGAGATCAACCGGCTGCAGGCCACGAAGGTCGATACGAACAGCTTCTGGCCGTACCTGACCAACGCCCTGGTGCAGGGAACGGACGTCAACTTCGTGCGGGATGGCGTGGCCAAGACGATCACGATCAGCTGGACGGCGACCGGAAGCGGTGGGTCGGTGACCAACCTTGGCTACCTGTCGCTCTACTCCGGCGGCATCCTGGCCAGCAACACGACGACCGAAACCACCATCTGGGAGGCGACGATCCCGTCGAACTCCATCACGGCAAACCTGCCGATCGAGACGACCACGTTCACGCTCTGGCACGCCAAGAACGCCGGCAGCTACACGATGCGGGTGTACGTCGGCAAGTCGGGTGTCGTCACCAACAAAGTCTTCGACGGCGGCGGGTTCGCCAACGCGCTCGGGTCCGACACGACCATCGTGCTGAATCACGAGTTCTCGCTGAAACCCAAGGCCGCCGGGCTTCTGGACGGCGTGGTCCTGCAGCGCATGAACTACAGCGGCGCGCTCACCGCCGGATTCGGGTCGTCGGCCACGGATGGATTTCTGTCGGTGGCGGGTTGGACGAACGCGGTGTGGAGCGCGACCAACGACCTCTACATCAAGTTCACGGTGCAGAACTCCGTGGCCAGCACGAACCAGTGGTGGGAGGTTCAGCCCGGGGCGATCCAGACCGGTGCCGGTGGGACCACATCGTCTGGCGGTGGGTCCGGATCCATCGTTACAGTCAAATCGGGTTCGGCCATGTCCACGGCGAACTTCGTGGCGAGCTCCGAGGTGGATCCCACCCAGGCCGGCGCGAACATCTCGCTGGCCTTGGTGGATGGATCCATCCCGACCAACCGACTGGCTCCGGCGGCCATCTCGTACCTGCTGAACCGCGGGAATCACACGGGCACGGAGCCGTGGAGCGTGCTGACCTCCACCCCGACGACCCGCGGCGGATACGGCATCACGGACGCGCATCCGCTCATGGGGTGGACCAACGTGGTTGCCGGGACGAACATCTCGCTCTCGACCAACCTCAACGTGCTCACGATTGCCTCGACGGCCACGGTGAGCGGCGGCGGCGGCGCTGGAACGAACATCTTCGTCAACAACCTGCTCAAGCAGCCGGCCCGGCTGACGAACTCGAGCACGGTCACGTGGACCATCAACGGCAACGGCGACATCGAGGCGGCGGCATCGGGCGGTGGAGGTGGTGGAGGGTCCGGAACGAACGCCATCGTGAACGGCACGCTGATGCAGCCCTTCATCCTCACCAACGACGTGAGCAGCACGGGCCGTGTGGTGTGGCGAACGAACTCCAGCGGTCACGTGCTGGCTTACGCCACCAACCTGCCCACTGCCGGGTCCGGCATGGGCACGAACCTGTGGGTCAACAACGTGCTCACGCAGCCCGCGCGGCTGACCAACTCGGCGACCATGACCTGGTCGATCAACGGCAACGGCGACATCGAAGGTGCCGTCCCGAACGCCGTCGGCGGCCCGTTCCTGCCGCTGGCGGCCGGGTACAGCTCGCCGCTTACGGGAAGCCTGCAGGTGTGGCCGTCCACCCGCGGCCTCCTGTCGCTGTGGAACGGCAACGACACCACGGTCAACGCGGCCGGCGTAGAGATGTCCTCGGGGCACTTCAAGCTCGAGCAGGTCTCGACCAACTCCCTGGCGGTGCTGCAGACGTTCCTAGACATCGACATGTCCACCGACCCGATGGTGGTGGATTTCCCGGACAACGTCGGCCATCGGCAGGTCACGTTCCACGCCCCGACGACCTTCTACAACGACGTCAGCCTTGGGACCACGAACATCACGACGGCGTTGGCCAACAAGCAGCCGCTGAGCGCCAACCTGACCACGTTGGCCGGCGGGAACGGTTCGCCGCTCACCACCGGAATCCCGGGATCCGCGATCACCGCGGGCACGATCGACACGAACCGGCTACCATCGACACTCGCACAGCTTGCAAGCGGAAACGCAGCTGGGGTTACAAACCTCGGAGGAGTCGTTGGCTATAGCGCGAGCCCAACCCGTCTGGTCCTGGTTGGTGATTCACTCACCGCGGGAGCCTACGGTTCCACCAACGGCGGCTACTCGGGATGGCTCACAAACACGACCTATGGGTTGCTTCCGGCGAATTTCATCTGCGTGACCAATGGTGGGTTGAGCGGTAAGAAGCTGACCACGATGGCCGCGAACTACGCCACGGAGGTGGCGCCTTTCGCTCCGGCAGGTGGGACGAACGCCATCGCGATCATCTGGGGTGGCATCAACGACATTCTTGGAGGGACCAACGGCACCGCCCTGTTCCAGACGTGGAGCAATCTGGCGGTGAACTGCAAGTCCGCCGGTTTTGATGTGCTGGCAATGACCATCACGCCGAGCGATGTATCCACCAACGATCTGGCCAGGGTCACGTTCAACTCGATGATTCGAAACTCGCCGCTGTGGGACTACTTCGTCGATCTTTCGTGGGTTCCGAAGCCCTTCGTGAAGGGCTTCCATTTCGACCACACGCACTACTACGACTCAATGCACCAGCGCCAGGCGGCGCAGATCGCCGACGTCCTGAAGCGACCCAAGCGCACTCTGATTCAGAGCGACCGCGCCGAGGATCACACCGGGCATGGATCACAAGACAATTACCGCGGTTGGGCATACGCGCTGGGCGTGCGATCGGACACCTACCCCGTAATCGCCATGGAGAAACCGGGAGGTGACGTGTCGTTCATCGGAACGGTGGCGAGCAAGTTTACCGCCGCGCTGCACGTCGGCGCTGGAAACCTATCTTGGCCGAACGAGGCCCTCATCAACGCCGACCTTTCCGGGTTCCAGCTCTACAGCCCGCTGAGCGTGCTCGGCAACGGCGGCACCTCCAACACGGTCGCCTATTTCTCCGTTCCGACATCGACGAAGACCGGCAACTACTCAATCACGGTCACGGAGAACAACACTTGGTTCAACAATAACGGCGCGTCCGGATCCGTCACTCTGACGCTCCCGGCGGCTACCGTCGGACGCCAGTACGGCGTCTCGGTGCTTGCCGCCCAAACGGTTGTGCTTAAAGCCAGTGGGACGGATACTATCCGCGTCGGGTCTGTCGTCTCAGCTGCTGGTGGGCAGGCGGCGACCAACGTCATCGGGTCCACCCTGCATCTTCACGTTCCTGTCGCCGGCCAATGGTTGGCCGACTCAATGATGCTTAACTGGGCTGTTCAATGAAGCACATGGCCTTAATCGGGAGCGGGGCGGTTGTGGACGTCCGTCCAGAGAACGAGGTGGCTGGCGTCTGGCCGGAAGGATCCGACGTCCGCGAGCTTCCGCCCTACGCGAGCCTTGGGTGGATTCCCGACTCCCCGGACTGGCGCCAACCCGATGGCAGCCCAGCCACCGCGCGACAGCTACGATACGTCGTTCCGGCGCTGGTCTTCGCCCGGCGCCTGACGCCGGATCGGGCGATGCAGCTTTGGAGCATGGCCGGCACCGTCCCGGGAGTGGCCCTGTTCCTGTTCCAGTTCGCCGCCCTTCGGGACGGCATCGAATCCGATCATCCGGGAACCGTGGCGGCCATGGACTTGGCCACGCAGCTCTGGGGCCTCGACGCTGCGCGCAGCCTGTTCGGAAGGCCCACGACCGACGAAATCGCCGAACTGCAGAAATGAAGACGATACTCCACATCCTCATCGCGATGGTCGGGCTGGCGCTGGCTGGATGCGCATCTCCCAGCAAGGTGGTCAATGCCAAGATCCAGGGCCGCATTGGCACGAACACCGTGTTTGAGATCGAACAGCCCAAGGACACGGTGATCCGCGACCTCGAGTACCGTTCGCCCGAAGGTGCCTCGCTGGTCATCAAGGGCTACAGCTCCACCGGTAACGCCGCGGCGATCGCCGCCACCGAAGCACAGATCCAGGCGCAGTCCAC